TCATAGAAGTACCAATGAGTTGGTCAAGAATCGAACCCCACTGAGGGTGAAATCGATCTATGCCGGTCGGCTCCATCAGAGAGAGTCCGATTTGCTGTTGCATTCGTTGCGCGCCAGAGACAGTCATATAAGAACCGTTAGATACAACTAGGTCACCGGATTCAAGAGCAAACGTCTTCATCTCTCTCCTTAATAAGCACAAATGATGTACTTGACAGTTGAACTACCAAAGGACGGAACGCTAAATGTCGCGTCGGTTGAAACCCCGTAATAGTTGTTGATAACCGAATACAAAACTGGATACCACCACTTGTAGTAGGTGGCACCATTACACAGAAGCCACCCATCGGGGGGTAAAGAAACTGTGTAAGAAATAGTTCTAATCTCTCCGATGTAACCACCAGACTTAGACTGCGGATGGTTAAACGAAGAGTTTCCCGCAAATATTGAATGAGTCAACAATCCTGACTCTTCTAAAAAATCTCCAGTCTGAAGCCAATTAGAAACAACTGGATTTCTTCGATCACCAACCATCGAATTAAATCGCCATCCTCCTTCTGACCGCTCAATTAGCCAAACCTCACCCTCCCGTGGGAAAAACCTTGATGAACGACTGAGGGGAACAATTAACGTTGCTCCAGATGCAACATCGATAACTGAAACCCGATTTTTCTTTTCCAGATAAGACCCACGGTCGACTGAAGAAACAAAAACGATTTTTGAACTTGCCATTGACGGAGATAGTGGTTGGGATGAATTTTGAAATCGCCTAGCCATCAGAAGAACCCCCTTTCGGCAACATAAAAATGCCACCTTCCCCAATCCGACTTGGAGCCATCAGTGTCGCATTCGTTCTGAACCCGCCGTTCATGTCAATGCTGTGGGAAACGCTTGAGATGTAAAACTGAACACCAAGTTCTGGGATTCTCAACGCCATGCCGGGGAAAAGTTCTGGCATAAATGTTGTTGGAGCAGAGCATGTAAATTGACCCGCCCACGCCCGTTGGAATTTGTTGACGGCATACCAAAACTCTTGTTCACCGCCGACAATAGTTCCAATTTTTTCATTGCTCACACGCGCACCAAAGCGAGCCAAAATTTCTTCTGGGTTCGACATCCACGGGAAGTTGCTTCCACTTAAGTCACCGATAATCGCGGTAAGCATTCCTGCGGTATCAATAGTGACAACACCGTGTGTGTCTAAAAGAGACTTGTACACACTCCCAGATGGCGTGTTCCCAATATCGCTGTTTAGCAAAACTCCAGTCACATACTGGTGGGTAATAAGGGTGTCGTCAGACCAAGAAACAGTAAAGTCCATTAATTCAATTAATTGAACGTCCATCGCTCCAGAAACACCGTACTCAAAAAAGTAGTCGGGGAACCAAGCGATGAAGTCTCCGTTTGGGGCACTACAGAAATTTCTTCCGCTTGCTTTTAAAAACCTTTCAATGATTGAAAGAAGGGGTTCATCGTTTGCAAGGGCAAGTGGACCGCTCAGTAGTTCAGCCTGTTCTTGCTCGGCCTCCCCTTGCAAGTAGAAAAAATTCTGTAGCGCGTCATAAGCACTTCCAGACGCTGTCCCAAAAAACTCGTCGGTTAAACCAGTAAATGGATTTACACCGGCAGTTCCCTCTGGGGGATCACCGTTTCTGTAATTTGAAAACGCAAAGAACTCCCAGTGCCAAGGCTCTGGTCGACTACCACCCTCTTGCGCCCAAGTTGGATGACCAAACCCATATTTGTATGCATTTTGTTTTAGCCAAAGATACTCGGGGGTCTGGAACATCTGTGCCTTGTCATACCCGTTGTACTTTGTGCTGTAACGGGAAACAAGTTCTCCAATGTCAAACGCCAGCCCCCATCCGTGGTTTGAGGTTCCCGGCGTAGCAGAAAAGTCTGGATTGACATCGTAAAGTTTCTGCTGGTTTTCAAATGACCTATAACAAGATGCCTGAATGTCTAAGCCCTGTGCTAGCGCGGCCTCATACATTAACTCATACGCTTCACCAGCGACCTGAAATGCACCAGAGTCGTACGCTCCAGAAGAAGAATATCTCAATGCGCTGGACGGAATTTTGCCGTTTGAAAAACCTCCCCAAGAAGAGGTTGCGTTAGTGAGTCGCGTTACTCCTTCAGGAATAGGATAAAGAACCCCCCTTGCGGTACTTACCGTATTTACAGTGCCACTACTGCTCGCCCGATTTGTACTTCCTCCCCTACCACGGTTAAAGTTCGGTCCAGTTTCACCTACGGGGGGAGTGACATTCCTGCCAGTCGCTTCTTTGTATTCCTTTTTGTACTGTTCAATCCATCGTGCGCCATATTCACGAACAGTAAGAGAGTTACCTTCTGGATACGGAACCTTGTCCAGCCAACTGGCATCACGAAAAACAGCGGGATAATACCAAGTGTAAGGTATGGCTAACAGTGTCCATCCTCGCTGTTCAACGATGTCTAAGATGTGTTGGCGAGCCTTTTCGTCTTGAACAGAAGGTGGCGCATCTTTAGCGTGAACATACCCACCGTAGTTGTTCCACGTTGAGTCAACAAATTGATAGGCACCAGATGCAGAGGCAGAACGAGCCTGTGCCGTGTAATCACCCCTAGATTCCAAGTATCTGATCGTTGACAGCACAATGTCCATGTCGCTGTTCGACCAAACAAGATTGTCATTTAGGATTGCGTTATCTGTGAATAGCGATGGGACATTGCCTGCGGTTGTGTCGCCAATGTCGCCTCCAGTTCCAATAGATCGTGAGGCTCCGCGAGCATCTGCCGCTTCTGCCAAAGAAGCATAAATCCGGTCAAACTTCTTTGCCCAGTCTTCTGGAATCTTTCCAATATGGGTTTTATCCCTTTTCCAACCTGCAACTCTGTGCATCAACTCCTTAACAACTTTTGGAATATTTGCTTCATTTTGAGGGTCTTCATTAATTATCTGATTAATAAAATCCATCGATTTTACGGAAGCAGAATCCCACAAAAAGTTTTTTAAATTTCTGAGAGTGCATTCTGCTTCAAGAGTGACGGGCTTAGGAAATGCACTGAAGTATGGTGTTACAGTCAGATATCCGCTAAACACCTGAACCCATTGAACCCTTTTCATCCTGACAGAAATTCTGTCGCCGGGGGCAAAAGAAGAGTCGTATTTCCTACGAGTATTGGAGAGCGTTACCCTAAATGAGTGTGGTCTATTCTCGTTCAGGCTTAAATTTGCATCCACAATGTCGTCAGAGACATCAATAATGCCGTAATAAGCACTATCAATAATGACACTAATTCCGGGGGTATAAATTAGGTCTGCCATTATTGCGGTCCGATTCCCCAGTCCCACGGATAGTAGGGAACAGTTGGGTCATAAACTATGGTTCCGCTTTGCGTTCCAGCAGGATAAAAATACTTTGCCTGAACATCGTTCTTGGGAGCAACGTATTTAGATGCTTCAAGATACGGATTGATTGGGTCTGAGGCAGATGAAAGTGCTACACGACATGTGTAAATAAACTTCCCAAACGAATCACCGTAATCGACTGCGAATTTAGGAAAACCACTTTTCTTAAAATTTTGAGATGGAACATCTAGTTCTAGTGCTGAAGGAGAAGAGTAGGCAGGCTCAGTAATGGCACTCATGTACAAAGCCATCCAATCAATGAACTCTCTGTACGCCTCGTAGCCAGAAAGGGTTGTGTACGTCTCCCCGTCCTGATTTAATTTTTTGTAAGAGTAAAACTGGCACACAACGTACCACTCACCCGAAGTTCTAACCTTTGGGTAAAAAGATTTCTTTGCTCTAGCCTCTGATTCGGAAGAAATAAAATTCATGCCGTGACCCAGTTCGGTCACAACAAGATTAAAGGTTTCTTTCCCTTTCCATTTCAGAGTGGCATTGTGCTTTGGGTTACCGATTGCCATCAGAAAGCCTCGCCGTCAGGAGAGAACGGTGGGATAGACATTTCTTCAACTTCAGATTCTGAGACATCAAAAACTAAACCGTTTTCTGAAAATGCAAAACCTGCACCTAATTTGACAACTCTTCTTTCGGCTGGAGCAACAGGAAGAGATATGCGGGTGTTTGCTCCCCAATCTTTTCTAACCATTCTCCGATTATTCGTCATCTGCGTAATTCCCAAGCGGTCCGTTCCAATCTGTTTGCGACCAGCCCAAACCCTGACTTATGCGGTTGATGTAAACTGACTTCGCATTTTCCGCGGCTAGGCGAGTGACATCCCCGTTGTCACGATCAATAAACATAGTCATAGTCCATTTTGGGGCAAAATCTTTATTGGTCGCTTTGTACGAAGTTGAAGCCCCATCCTGAGTCAGAGATTTGATGTACACAAAAAAATCCCACCCTCTGCTTGTCCACAAAAACTGAACAGGAGCAGGTAGTTCATTAGTTGCTGAGGGAACTTGGTTGTTGACCAAGCCCTTCATTGCTTTAAAGAAAGCAAGGTGTTCCTTTTGGCTACGAGATTGACCAGAGATGGTAAGGTCACCTAACGAAGACCCAAATATCTGGATGACTTTCCCACCCAGTGTTTTCTCTGAATTCATTTTTATTTTAAAATCCCAAGAAATTGAAGTCGGGTCTATGTCAAAGGGAATTCCTGCAATACTTGCGCTCATCGTGTATTAGCCCCCGCCGTCGTATTGGCGTTTCCATCCCAAGAAACTGGGGAGTTAGTTGTAACCAATGAAGAGTCAATTTCAAAAAAGCGTTCTGCCCACGGAGTAAGCCTTATTTGAACGGTTGAGCCAGAAGCATTTGGATACCCACCCTCTGGCATTCCATACAGTTCACTGATGGTTCTACTTGCCTGATCTCCGGTTTTTATTGTGCCTTCTCCACGCTGGATAGCCGCGATAACATCACTGTTCATCGCGGCCTCACCAATCGTGTACTCTTGACCGCCCACTTCAACCTTTAGACCGGCAAAACCCTCTTCCCCGTAATCAACCATCCGATCATCAAGATTCCCCTTCAATTCACCACTAGACAATCCAACGTCGGTCATAAGTTGCTCAAAGATGAAACTCCTACTGCCCGTTCCCGATTGCAAAGCAGAAACAACGTCCTCACGATTTGTCCCCTCAGGAACGATGCCCTGACTTCCAAGATAATTTACTAGAGGATCAAAATTGCCGGTTCCATAGTTCGCGTATTGGGCGATTGCATAATCAAGTGCGCGACCGCCAGCCTCGTTGTAATTTCCAAATGTTTCTATTCCACCACTTGCAGAAGTTTCCGTTGGGGCAATTCGCTGTTGCTGTGCCGCGGCAGATTGTCCCAATGTTGAGCCAGCAGTCGCAGTAGAAGATGTTGCGCCTAGTTCTCCTGCAATTTCATCCGAGTAAACATTAATTGCAACCACAAACATTGTTGCATCATTGGGCTGGTCTGTAGTGAATCCTGCGGATTGCATGATTCGGGTTATAATTTCAATTCTGAATCCGGCATTTAGCGCGGCATCAATAGCCTGATTTCTAAATACTTGTTCAGTAAATACTTTGCCAAAAGGATTATTCTCATCGTAATCAGCGTCTCTTTTATGGTTTTCTGACCAATCCCTTAGCCATTGCCGTGCAAACTGACCAAAGGATATTCCAGAAGTTCCAGTGTGATTATCAAGAAGTTGTTTAGCAGACGCGTAAAACTGAGAAACCGCATTTGCCTGAGCAGTTCCAGTTCCTCTTAGCCCAGTTGCTATTTCTGCATAGGTGGAGCCAGATCGACCAGCAACCGCCTGAATAGATGCAGTAGTTGCTGAAAGTCCAATTTGAGCAGACCCTTCTCCAAGTCCAAGTGACTCCGAAACAAGGCTTGACGCAATTCCCTTTGCCCCTTCAGAACCAGCCAGAACTCCGGTTTGATACGAGTTGTAAACCTTTAAGAAATCATCTCTTGCCTGTAGCGTTGAACGTCCCGCTTCTCTCGCCGCGACATTAAGTTGCTGAAGGTTTTGAGAAAGCCCGCCCAAACTATCTCCAGCCAGAATGACTGCCGACATAATTCTTGTCACTTCTTGGCTACCCATCTTTAGGTCGCCCATCATGTCCATGCCGTAACTAACAAACTCGTCTTTTCGTTGACCTCGCATGCCCAACTGATTGGCTTGACCCAGTAACGCCCTCATGTCGCCCGCACCCGGACCAAAAAGGTTAAATCCTGCAAGGTATGAGCGGAAGTCATCCCGCAAACTTTCCTTGTAGCCCTCAAAAGCAGAACCGCCTGTGTACTGCGATATCGCCTGACCTTTTGCGTACAATTCTTGTGACTTTGCCGCGCCCTGACGGTACATCCCGTACACAGCCGCGGCAGTTCCCGCTACCCGACCAACTGTTGCCGCGCTTTCTGCTGGGAGAGCCGCGAGCAAGGACTTTCCAAGCGGTTGACCAGATGCAAAGGCATTTGTAGCAGAACTAATTGCACCAGCAGTCCTTTGACGACTTGCAATCCTCGCCATTTCGTCCAAACCAGTTGCCGCGGCTTTTACCTCAGAAATACTCGCAAACTTTCCAGTTGCAATATTCTGCCAACTGCCATTTGGCAACTGCTTAAATCCCGGCGTTTGGACAATTCTTGTTGCGTCCATGCTTGATTGAGATACAAATTGCTTGGTTACCCTGTTTTGCCAACGGCCAGCCGCTTCGTTCCACGACACGTTTGGATCAAAACGATAAAAAACATTTGGATCGCGAGGGTCTTGAATTGGTTGCGGACCCGCCCAGTTCTGCGCCCTTTCCGCAATTCGATTAGCCAATCCCGCACGGGCATCTTGCAATACTCCCCCACTGCTTGCACGGGCGTACGCATCGGAAAAAGCATTTGCATCCCTACTAACATTGTCCACAGGAGGGGCAATAGGGAGGCTCCCTGCAACAGTTGCTACCGCACGGGCACGACCTGCACTGTACGCCGCGCCTTCTTGAGACATTCCAGAGGGCGAAGAAAGGCCACCCTGACCATCTGGAATGGCAGATGCCGTCGAATACCTGCGAGCAGAGATATCTGCATTTTGAGCAATCGTCCTGCTCATGTTGACCATTTCAGCGTGCATTGCCCTCATGTCATGTATGACAGATGAGAAACCCGCCGCGATAGCGGTGCTAATTTCTGAAACTGGTGGAGCAAACGGGGTTCCAGCCATACCCACCGATGTATCTGGACGAGCAGAAGATATTGGTGGAATGCGATCAGCCATTTTCGTCTACTTCAGATAGATCATCAAGGCTCATTTTTACAGATGCCCCTAGCATTTTGATAATTTCTTCAGCATCTGCGCTATCCATTTCTTGGAAGCGGGTGGTGCCAGAACTTTGATTTAATGCATTATCAATTTCTTCTTCAGAAACAGCCTCTTCGACCTGCTCTGGGAAATATTCAGGGAAAAATTTATTTGCGTATTGAGGTGCCCCAGAAAGCATTGCAAGACGGAATTGCTCATACTTTGCATCTTCTTTCTCTTTTGATTCCAAGAACAGCATGATGTCCAAGCATTCCTTTTGTAAGAGCGATAAATTTTTCTGGTTTAAGATTCCCCTCTTGTTTGCCGACCGAACACACCGTTCAACGTAACCGTCTATAAAGCGTCCGAATCGGAAACCCCTTTTCCCATTTCTTCCATCACGGACTCTACGCGCCCCTCAAGACTCCTGAACTGCTCGTAAACCGCATCAATAACCCACGGATACCAGTGATCGATGATGTAGCGAAATGCATATTCGACGGAAGACTCAACCGAACGCCGGTCAAGAGGAAGGGGAAGGGTTTTTCCATCTACCGTCTCAATGCAAGCCGAAACAACAGCCGCGGTGTATGCCCGAACGTCTCCAATCGAATCCTTGAAGCGTTTGTGGAGAAGTGCCACTTCAAGATATTCATTTGTTGTGATCGTCCTAATTTTAAATCGGTGACCCATCCAAACGAATTCGTGAGTTAGATAACCGATGTAAAGAAGCCCCTCAAAGTCAAGTTTGTGCTTTTCGTCAAAGGACTTAGGCATTTCTTGGACTGGTTGCTCCTGAATATGAGCGGGCGATCCATCGTCTGCAAAAGGAGGGTACTCTTCCTCACTTACTGCTTCTGCTAAATCGTCTTCAATAAACGGGGTTGGCTGTTCAATAAGTTTGTCTTCGTTATCCATTGGCTGATTCACTTGCTGGTTTGTGGCTGGTTCTCATTGACTAAACGCTTTGCGTAAGTCTCAGATTATTACTGTGTTTCGCTTGGGGTCAGTGTTCCGCGAGTGGCGTGTGTGTATTGTGCGGTCACCTGACGGGAAACAGAAAGCGCACCGATAGAAACAGACTCTGAATCATCGATGTCAGAAACTATAACATTGTGGTATGTCTTGGTTCGCCAAACGTTGCCGGTAGGTGGCTTAATAATTGTTTGACATGTAATTGGATCAGCAAGATCAGCGATTGCTGTCCAAATATCAACGATGTTGTTCGCATTTGCCAATCCACTGAAATGTTGCCAGACAGGTTTGTCCCACAACTCACGGATGGTAAAAGAAAGTGTTCCACCGTTCAATGCACGGGGGGTAACAAACTCGGTTGGATGCAACGAATCCAACGGCTGAATAGCCTGTGGGTTAGCAATAGGCGACACCCCACTGTCAGTAAATGCTTCTAGGTATGCGATAGCGGAACCCCTCCACCGAAGTGTGGTGAAGGTTGAACCAACAACGCGAATGCTTGACTGTGGCATGAATTAGACCTCCGCGGTATTTCCGGTCAGAGTGTTGATAGAGAATGAAACGTTGACAAAATTCAACGGGTATGCAGGACGGTAAGCAAACTTAACTTGGATTGCAGTGTTGTCTGACGGGCTGGTACGGACACTCAAGTTGCTGTAATCGACAATCATGTCGGTGCTTGTCGCCTGCTCAAGAACGCCCTCAACAAGTGAACGAACACGAAGCGGAGTTTCTGCGCTTGTAGCAGAGCCAATCAATCCAGAGTTCTCAATCGAACGATTAATCAAACGAATCATCGTGTCTTTTGCTCTGGTAATGGAAACTTCCCGTGTAAACACGCTTGTCGTATCGGTCGCAACGCCGTGACGAACAACAATTCGTGAGTCATACGTTTGCTCTGCTACTGCAACACCGTTTTCCGAAAGATTATTCTTGAATGTCGGAGTCATCGTTGAAAGAATCCGTGACGGAATAGCAGTGAATGAACGAATAGATTTACGAGTCAGAGGCTCCTGTGGGTTACGAGAAGCAATCATTGCCCCCATTGCAACCGCAAGGTAGAAACCATCCAAATCAATCGTTGTGTTCAGGTATCCGTTGTAGTATGTCAACGCATTCGGGAACGCAAGAATGACTCGGCTTGATGCAATGTCTCCAGCAAGAACATCGTGGCTTCGATCTGCTCCCTTTGCCAGACCAAGAACGCCAATCCGATAATTGCCATCCGCTGAGGCGTTAGTCACATGTGAAGCAAGGTCATCACCAATATTGACTGTTTCTCCTTCAACCAAATCCGTGCCCTCAATACCAACTGGCATTGGAACAACAACACCAATGTCTGAGCGAGCCTCCAAATGTTCATAGGCATCACTCAAATTGGTACGAGAAACCGACGTAACGCCCGTTCCAGCAGTCGGAACAAGAACAACCTCTCTCAAACCTTGCTCCATTGCGATCTTCGCGGCAAGGGTAAGCGGAGATGAAATTGCACCAGTAGAAACATTAAACGCTGAACCAAAACGAGATTGAATCTCGTCATAGTCAGATGAAAGGAATGGAAGATAGTACGATGAATCGGTGTATCGGTAAGAAACGTAAACGGTTTCACCAGAGACAATGACACTTGAACTGGCTCGTTCAATAGTGGTTGTAGCCTCTGAGCCACCCTCGGTTGGTGTTTGAGTCGCAATCCAGTTGGTAAATGGAGTATCTTCTTCATCTACACCACTTGCAACGTACGACGTTCCACTGAGTGATGTGACAGTGATAGAAGTAGCATCAATGCCAAGGTTTTGTAGGGTAACTGCGTCTGTTCCTGTTAGTGCAATCGCCTCTGTTGCAGTCTGATAACCAAACGCCGGTCCGACAATCGCCAACCGACTCGCGGGAAGGGCGACTACCGCACCAATATTGGGTACAGAAAGACTGTCTTCGTTGACATAAACACCGGGTGGGTTGTAAATCAAATCGCTCACGGATACCTCATTGTTAAAACGGCACTTCTCCACCTCTTACAGAGGGTGAACTTGCCCACAAGACAGGGTAAAAAACTAGCCAATCCAGCCATCGCCGGTAGTTGGGTCATTTTCATTTGGGTCAATCCAGAAAGAAACCTCAACATTATCTAGGGCGACAAGAGCCTGCGTGTTGTCCACAGTGAACTCTCCGATGACTTCCATCGCAATAGTTGCTTCATAAATCATCTCATCTGTCCCCCAAGGAGTGCCCTGAGACGCGGCAAATCCACGCTGTTCAATTTCGTCAAAGTCAATGTTGATTGCAATCAAATCGTTGTTCTCAATCATTGTCCTAAAACGACCTAAATTATTAGACCTATCGCCAAACCCAAGCACCCTTACGACAGCATCAAATAGGCGGTCACGCTCCAGAGATGTCAGCGCGGCAATGGTCATGGTCGCCATCCCAGAAAATCTCCATCGATACAACTCTGGTGATGTCGCCAACTCAGAATCGGTCTGCTCAAAATGACCGATACCAGCAATTCTCAACGAACCAGACGGGTCAAAATCAACCCAAATTGAAGGGTAATGTTGCTTATCGACTGGGTATTCAATAGAAATGTGAAGGTTCTGAAAATCTGTTTCTGGAGCAGAGTCGTCAAAAACAGTACGAAGAGCCTTAGTCAAAAGAGTTTTTGTTTTTACCAGATACATCTTTGTTAGCCTCCCGAATACACAATCCTAATAAATGACGGATCAGACGCATTTGCAACCCTGCCCCTGTATGAAACTGCCCCCACAGGAATTCCATACTGAACCGCCGCGGCATGAACTCCCCTTGCCAAAAACCTACTTGGATTAAGGCCGGGGTGCCTCCACCGCACACCAACGTTTCCCTTTGCAATCTGGCCGGGATTTCCAACGCCGGGACTTACATCCCCCTGACGAATCAAACCTCGCGAACGATTGACTGCGATACGACCGGGTGCGCCGGGATACGACGCTGGAACATTGACCTTAACCATTCTGCCCCCCACGTTGCGCCACACATCTTTTCTTTGCCCAATGCGAGCCGCGCGACGAAAGATCAATGTTTGCTGTCGACCAGAGGCAGTTGTTCTAGTTTTTGGTTGCTTTTGTTTTGATGCTTCAGAACCGTCTGTGTCATCCACCCACATCGGGATTACTTTCCCTGCAAGAGAGCGCATTGTAAACGGCTTGATTCCAGCCTCCTGAAACCAAATGTATTGATGCTCCCAGCGGATGCCGAACCATCCTTCTCCCCAGATTGGGACAAAGTTACTGGACGACTGAACGGTCAGTTTTGGAGCGAACATTCTCGCTTGGCGAGTGGCGTTAATTGCAAGTGCGCGAGCAAGCGTTTCATCAACGCCCGGAACCCCCATAACAATTCGATCAGGAAAGTTGACAAACTGCATATCAAAGAAGGCTCCCTCTGATGACATCAGGTGGAGTTGATGGATAGGGCAATTCTGGATTCCAACCAGAGTTTTGCAAAAAAATCATGTCAACAGTTGGCAGATGAGATGGCATTGTTTCGTCATCCATGTACCCAGAAAGCACTGAACCAATTTGGTCGGTATACACAGAGTTCGGACCGAACCCAGTTGTCAACAGAGAAACCTGTGGCTGGTTAAAACGCCACCTAGTTCCATCTGAACGAACCGCTATGTCATTGTCTCTAAAGCGAATTCCACCGACTGGCTGGATTGTGCAAGAACGTGATGTCGCAAGACCACGCTTTCTGACTTCCTCAGACGAATCGTCAATATTCCACAACGCCGGTCGATAAATAAGGGCACGGTAACCGCCCTCAAATGTTGTCCCATAACAGTTTGTGCAATGCGACTCTGATGCCTGCTTGTACACATCAGCGATGTCACCAAGTGGCGTGTAGCAGGTAGAACAACGTTCTACATCGCCGTTCTCAAAATCAATAATTGACCACCACAAAATAAAGGCGGTCATTTCCCCGAACCAGTTCGCGGCATCATCGTGCCGTAACTGCTCCTGATCCCTAGCGTAAGCGTGTCTGTTTTGAAGTGGTGGTCTAGGCACTTACACCACCTCAGTAAACAATAGGCGGTCTGTGGTGTGGGCGAGCAGGAGGTGCGTTTCGACGGAGATTTCCGTACACACCACCAGCAACCATAATTGAAGGCTGTCCAAGATTCATGCTTGCCATCTTGAAAATGTCTAATTGAGAGGTCAGCGTCGACTCTTCAATCCGCAACACTGTTTCCCAACGATTCAAATAATCTCGTCGGTCAAGACGAGCAGACTGAATGCCTTGGGCACTCGGCTGTTCAACGTACGAACGCATAAGATGCTTAATCGCCTCAACCATTGTCGCCTGCTCCAGCAACGCTCCCCACTGCACAATCGGGAATTCGCTGTCGCCCGTAATCCCATACGATTGATATGGCTGACTGACCGTGTTAAGCCTGCCTACCGCGACACGAAGCAACTCTGCAATGCGCTCACGACCAAAGTTAGATTGAGAATATTCTTTCAGGTGCGGACCGCCGACTGCGCTATCGAACAGGTCAGAGAAACGCATCCAAACAGACTCAATAATGTCTCGCATGCCCTCCGACAAAGCCTCATACAATGGGGCAGAAGTCTGAGGAATTTCTACATCAGTTCTGTACTCCTGAGCAGACCCAAGAGTGTACGAAAACTTAAGATAGAACAATCCGGGCGTGTTTGTCTCAACCGAAGAAAGAGTGATTCGGTAAATACCAGTGTCAATCTTGACCGCAGAGCGAGAAAAGATTTCTGAATCGTCACCGTAATTGTGTAACGCTCCAGTAACTGAATCGCTATCAGCATCAACGATTGCCCCTGAACCGTTAATAACAGTTAGGTCAGCGTTCGCAATGCTGTAGCGAGAGACAAACAGGAAATTCGCCATTTAGACCCCAACTTCCTCTACAGTGAGGAAGGCAGGAGCCGTGGCAGATGCCCTTAGCGTAGTTGTTCCCGTAGATGCCGCGAGAGAGTTAATCCTAAACGTGTAGGTTATTGAACCACCTGCAACAGCGGGCGCATGGTATGCAACAAAAGTACCACCACTTGCCCAATCCATAGGGTCTGTTTCCGCATCCGTCTTTCCACGAACCGAAGCACTAAAAAGCAAATCGCTATCTGCATAGATAGTAGCGTTTGCTACTCCAGCAGTATTATCGATTCGATAGAACGACGCTGTAACACGAATTCTCTTCGTTGTAGAAGTCGAATGTGTTGCAGGAACAGTTACTGTCGTGGTGATTGCAGTAGGAGATGGGGAAGTAGAGGTAGATGAAGTTGCTGTGGTACTAAAATCTGAAGTCACATCAGACTGACCAAGAACGCCCTCGGCTGAATGCCTAACGAATGCCGTGCCAGACCAATACCAACGAAGAAGGCTATCTGTTTCAAAGATTTCCATCCCTGTCTGAGAACTACCCCACGTTGTTGGACGCGTACTTGAGGTACAAATGTAAGTACCCGGATAGTTGTCCAACAACGTGTAGTTGTCGTAGAAATCTGTCGTAGCAAAGGCATCGCTAGATAGAGGTCGGCTTAGACCCAATCTTGCACTTACACTTGGCATTTTGCTTGCTCCCCAATACTAGGAGAAGCCGCGAAGATCACTTCTTGGTGGTCTTCTTCGCAGGCTTCTCAGCGACAGTTTCTTCGGAAACTTCCGCAGGAGCATCTGCAACTTCCTCAACGGCAGGCTCTTCAGCAACAACCGTCTCAGCGACCACTTCTACTTCTTCAACAGCCACAGACTGGATGGGGGTGTTATCCCCATCTGGGTAAGCCGGTGTTGCTCCTACTGTACCAACAACTCCATCAGACATCAAGATTCGTTCCTTGTCCCTTGCTCATGCGACTAATGTGCGTCTGCATGTCCTCTTCTGAAATAACGATGTCACGACCGTCTTGCGACCGATCAATCAAGCCAGCAAGAGCATCCTGTTCCTTGCTCTGGCTGGAGGCGTAACGGCTTGCTTGCGCCGCGACTGACTCCTTAATTGCATCGTCATCTTCAACAATTTCAAAGATTCCGATACCAACTGCACGCAGAAATGACGGATGCTCCAGAACTGCATCTGGAACAACTTGAATGTCATTTCCATTCTTGTCTTCCTTCGGTGCCCACTCAAGATTCACTTTTGAAGGTGGATCATTAAAGGTTGTTACCGTATTCTTCAAGTTACGCACTGCTACTGGCATAGCATTTTCTCCTTGGCTGTAGGGCTTGCTGGTTTGCTCCCCGACTGGTGCCCAACCAGCCAAAGTACCAGTCGGGGAGCGATTTTATCAGTCAATTACGAAAGTGTTCTTCGCCACAGTCGGCTCAAGGAACACCACGAAAGCAACCGTTCCCTCAGCAAAAGTTGTGGGCGCGGCAACCGTCTTAATTGTAATCGAATCTGTAGAACTAAAGTTGTTCGGGTTAGCCGACGAGAAGGTCACATTGGTTGCACCAAGAACCGTGCCGACTGGAGTCGCATTTGCTGAAGTGAGCGCAATGCGACCACCGTTGATCTCGGTTCCATCAACAAAAACACCAACCGTTGCTGACTTACCTGAAGTCGTTGCCGCGGTCGAAACGATGGCAACAACGCTACGGATGACACCGGCAAAGCCCGGAGTGAACGTAGCAATGGTCTTTGCGTCTGCATCTGCGTCAGTCAAGTCAACAACCGCGGCCATAATGCCCGGTCCGAGGTCAGTCAAAACTGAAGTAAATGCACCAGAATTGAGTGAATCAAACTGAGCATCAGTTAGAAGAACCTTGTCGGTAGCAGTGTGTGTAACACGGTCTGGAAGGCGAACCTCATCCTGACCTGCTTTAACTTGAACAATCTGTGCCATTTCGCACTCCCGTGTTGTGTTGAAGAACGGATTCCATTACTTGTATGCAGTTGAGGTCACAAAGACAGTGTGACCAGAGAAAATCAGAAGGGTCACTCTCAGTAAAACCAAGAGTGACCCTTCATTAGTCGATTACCCAACGACTAGGGGATTACTGACCTAAACGATCAGGGCTTGACCATCTTCGCAATACCGCGAGGGTTGAGGATAGCCATTGACACCATCTCGTCAAAGACCCAGCCCTTCCAGAAGGATTCCACCTGATGGTTCTCTTCAACGTCCAACGAGTAGAGGACGGGGAAGACACCGAGGAATTCTGGTGAAGGCAGGAGCCACATCGAACCAGCGTCAACCATGATCGAACGAGCGATCTGGAATTCACCGAAGGTCGTGACCTTTTCGCCTGCGACAACACGATCCTTGAACGCCCAGCCCGTCTCGTTGATGCTCCAACGATAGAAGTCACGGTAGTCCGAAGGTGAAACGAGAAGCCGTGAAGCCTCAAGTTCGTGCTGGTCAATCAGCGAAACAGTGCTGTACAGCGTGTCTGGCGAGAAGTACGAACCAGTCTCGGTGACCGTGTGGGTCGGTGAGACAGAGTGATCCGAACGGCTACCATAGTCAGACAGAGCCGAAGCGAGAAGCGTCATCAGACGAGCATCTTCCTGCTTCATAATTGCCTGCTTCGTCTCATCCTGCGCCTGCTCCACCGCATTAATACGGAGGTAGTAGAGGTCTTCCTTACGGATTGCAGGCTGTGAAGCAATACGGAAGAACCGCACTGGCACACGCTTGCCCTCAAATGGCTGAATGCGAACTTCGCCGTCAGTACCAGACATGATGTATGCCTGACCAAGATCGTCAAACACATCGTACTCAACCGGAGTACCGGGGGTCACCGGGTCTTCGATGAGAACGTTGCGGACGATACCCTGATAACGCAACTTCAACTGGATTGGACCGATCATTCCAACGCCAAGACGACGGATGCCATTTGACTCATCGCTAAGGATGAGAGCCATCTTCTTCATCTTGGCCTCGGTTGAAAGGCCAGTCCCTTCGTTGTTGCCACGACGCTTCAGAATCTCTGAAACGTAATCGTCGCTCTTCTTAGCAACACGGGGCTTCAAACCGCCTGCGAGGTTAAGGTTACTCATTATTCTTTCCTCTCAGATCAGTATGCACCAGAGGTGCCGAGTCCGCGGATAACAAGGGTGTTGGTGCTAGGACGACGAACCGCCCGTGCAACAGGCTTTGCCGAAGCACCAGTAGCACCGGCAGGGCAAAGAACACCAGCATCGGTTGAAGATGCACCCGTGTAAGCATGAACCAAAAGGTCTGTGCCGTTGGTCGGGAACGTCCAAGTAGCCGATGAATCAAATGCAGGAGCATCAACCTCAAACTCTGCGTCTGGCGAGAGAACCCAAACAGGAACGCTGTTAACGCCCTGATCGGCAACCTCATCAATACCGTAGGTTGGTGCAATGTAAAGACCGAACAAACCAAACGGAGTCCCAGTCCCGTCCAGTAGCGTCACAACTTCGCTTGCTCCACTCGCGGCACTGTTGGCTCGCATAGCAACCATGCCCGGATAAATATCCGAACCTTTTGCCCATGACGAATCCAACTCGCAATCAACCGGAGTTGCCTGCGACCACGCGTAGAGGGGGCGAAGCGTGCGCTTGATGTACGCCTTGTCAAGCGATGTACGAAGCATGCGCCGTATCCCTTCTAAATCTCAGTGAATGGAAATGGATCAGCGGAAGTGCCTCTCCACATCCTTGAGTGAGTTTGCACACCTCAGACAGTGTCACGACAAAAGTTTTTTTAAATACAACTCAATCTTCTGGCATTCCAACCGAAATCATGTGAGCGACAAGGGAGCAAATAGAAATCCAGATAGCCCAAGTCAAAGTAGACCCAGAGAGCGTCAGGAGAACGAGAAGGGTTCCACCGATAGTAAATCCCAGTGCTAATAACTCTTTGATGTACTTCATGGATGCTTCCTTAATGCTTCGTTCTTCTCTGTACTGATCCTCCTGAAATGGAACTGCTGGCTGTCACCGCGGCTGTTACGGCAATAATGCTTCTTCTTGTACTTACTGGAACTTTACTGTCCGCTGGAACGTAAGAATTAAAAGCATCGTTTCCAAAAATATCAACTTGATCTTCAAACTCTTCTTTAACCTCTTTTGGCGCATCCGACAGTGCTTCTGCGACAATTACCAAAACTCCGTCATCCAAATCCTCAAATCCCTCGTCTGTTACAAGGGCGACAACGTCTTCCACAGAAACATCATCTTGAAGAACCGAAACAACCTCTTCGTACAATTCTTCGTCTTCAATTTTCTCTAAGACGATTTCTTGACTTTCTGAAACAACTACCGTTTTAGGAACTTCAGTCGTAGTTGTGGTGGAGGTTGATGAGGTGCTTATCACACGCACCGTCGTAGTAGTTGGCAAAATAGTAGTCGTCGTAGATGTCGATGGTGGAATGGTGCTGGTTGATGTTGACGGGGGTAAAGACGTAGTTGTCGGAACCGTCGTTGGTGGAAGTGTTGTTGGAGCGACTGTGGTAGAGGTCACTACCGGGGCAATAGTTGTCGTTGTTGGTGGTATCCATATCGTTGTTGTTGGGGGCAGAGTAGTTGTTGGGGGGACAGTGGTGGTTGTTGTAGTAGTGCTGGTGGTAGTAGTGCTGGTAGTGCTGGTAGTGGTACTTGTTGTTGTGCTGGTGGTAGTTGAAGTAGTTGTAACCACTGGAGCAGAAACGGATAACTCAACTTGGTTTGACCAGCCAGAGTACATTGACAAAGTGTCGTTGTCTGAACGAACATCGAAAACATACGTTTTGTCTAAACCACCAGTCGATTCAAACAAATTAAATCCAAGGGTAATTTCAGTATTGAGAGCGTTTTCGTCGCCCACATTTCCTGTGGCAACACCCCAGCCAGCATCGGGTGGAATTCTCCAAGATATTGCGTAACGCTCAGGGTCAACGTTGCCAATGTTTGGTGCATCCCAATCAAGCAACACACCCTCGCTAGTTAACTCTGCCACCAAATTCATCGGCGGTCCGATTGTTTGAGGTTCGGTTGTCGTAGTTGTAGTAGAGGTGGTTGTGCTAGTGGTTGTTGACGTACTTGTGGTGGTCGTTGTAGGGACGTTCGGTGAAGCACCATCAAACGTTAAATCCGTGACGATTTCGTATGTACCGTCACCCCAATCATTCGTATTACCAAGACCTACCTGAGAACAGCAGTAGCCTGCGCGCAATCTATAGTCGCCAGCGTTCAAGGTCGTGTAGATTTTCGACGACACACACTGGTCATTGGAGTTGTGGTTGCCGTCATCATTCTGGGCGATCAGATCACCCGTTGATTCAGGGTTGTCGTCATACAGCCACAGATATGGGTCGGTCGTGACTGCTTCGCATGACTCGTTGCTGTTTCCGTAGATAACAACAAGAGTGCTGTCGTTATCAATGGTGAAATACCAGTCAGACTCTTCAGTGACCGTGTAAGCGAATGCGTAAGCAGGAGATGGAGATAGCCAAGCAAGGGCTAGAACAGAAGCAAATAAAAACTTACTTAAAAAAGCAAGTTTTCTTTTCACCGTTCTACATCAAATGCGAGGGCATTATTCATCATCTTTCTTCATGCCCTTCGCACCAAAGTAACCTCCAAGGATACCAATAACACCGCCGAGGGCAGTTTGGACAAGCGTCATCACATCCGATGAGACTTCAACCGCTTCATTGGTCGTTTGCGTCTCAATCGCGGCAACGACATAGTCGCCAACAATCGCCGCGAGGATGGCAATAATGACACCAACGGACAGTACATACATGGTTTTATCTTTCACGAAAACATCACTCCCCAAGTTTTCGGACCAACTACTCCATCGCTCGGACCGCACTCTGGGTGCTTGCTTTGCCAAGCCTTGACTGAACGCTCAGTTGCCGGTCCGAAATCTCCATCCGGTTTTGCCCCAACCTTTGCCTGAACAAGTTTGACGCTTTCACCCTTGCTACCACGACGAATTGATTTGCCGGGATACGGATGTGAACTGACCTTAGGAGCAGGAGCAGGAGCAGGCGTTGACTTCTTATTGCAATCACAGTTCGCGGCATGCTCGCTGGACATGTTGCCCCATACACCATCCGCTTGTAGACCGTGCTTCTTTTGCCAAGCCTTAACTGCGATATCAGTCTTTGAACCCCAGTCACCGTCTACTGGGCTTGCCCCAACAATCTTTTGGATTTCTTTGACTGCTTCACCCCTTGCTCCCTTACGAAGAGACTGGTTGCCCTGTGCCTCTGCTGGAAGACTTTCAACCTCTGGCTGTGCGTTAGGGTCAGGTTTTGCGTCACCCAAGCAATATTGCCAGTGCCATGCTTCCCACCACTTAGAGTTACGGTCAGAAGTCTGAAGATAGAAGCCGTACTTTGGCGCATTCTCGCAGAGCCAGTCGAAACAGGCTCCACCCATGCCGCGGAGTTTGCCAGCACTGTCCTCATACGCAAGGTCAATAGCAAGTCCCCAACCGTGGTTGGAACCCTTGGTTCCGGTCGGGTCTGGAACAGCGGACGGTGCCTTACCGGGCTTGAGATACCAAGTCTTGCCTTCATATTGGCGAGCAACCTGTGGCGAACGACCAAAGTCGGTAGTCGAATAGCGATCCATGAACATGTTCAACTGGCTTTGGAACGAACGGTAATCACCAACGTTACGGAGTTTGTGTCCTGCCGCGAGAGCCGCGTCATACATCTTGTTGAACTCTTCAACGACAGGAGCGTACATACGCCCACCCGTCTTAACGCGAGCAAGCATAGACTCTGGCAACTGACCATTCTTCAGGCCATTCATCGCTGATGGCATTTGCAACTTGATGCAGGGGTAGCCCATGATAATTATTTCTCCTGTGTTGTTTCTGAGGTGCTTCGTACGACACGCGCACCAAGGAAGGCTTCGTTAATTTCCTCTTGCGTCAGTTCGCCATCAAGAGATGCCGCGGCAAGTCGCTCCAAAACCTGAGCAACCGCAACAAAACCCGCAAGAGCCGCGGCTTTCCACAACGGAATACCGCCGACAATAGATGCACCAGACAAGATGCCGAGAGAGGACATGGCAAACGTCGCAAAAATGCGAACAAAGATGTCTTTAATCATGCCCCTATTTTTTAGGAGGGGCATAAAAGATCACTCTCCGAAAGCGTCAGTGATTTCAGCCGAGGAAAGGTTTCCGTCACGAAGTCCAACTGCCAGTTTTTGAACAACTGCGAGGACTGCGATGGCTCCAGCCATAACGCTGGACTTCCACACGGCAACATCAACAAGTGCGCCAGCCAAAATGTTTGGAATTGCGCTCGCCGCGAAAACTGAGGCGAGACGAAGACCGAGAGACTTGAAATCAGGCATGATTGCTTCCTTTTATCAGATGAACAAGAACTCGTCGTTGTTCGGGCTAATTGAAGGAGCCGGAACATGAACGACAGGCGCGGCAGTCGAAACAAGCGAAGGAACGTTGCGGACAACATTTGCTTGCGGACGAGATGCCGTACGACGAGAAGCCGAAACACTCTGAACCTTTGACAGAGTGCTGATTTCGTTGCGAATCTGTGCAGTAGTAACGTTGCTCTTAGCAATCTTTTCTGCAAGCGTAATGTCATCACCGCTGTCAATTCCAGCCTCAATGCGGAGGCGAGCAAGACGGAGTGAAGCAAAGGTGCGCTTTGATGCGGTTGTTGCATCTGTTGCCCACTCGCCATCGGCGTAGGCGACCTCGCCCATACCCTCTCCATCAGCATTCACATCAACTTCAGTGCGAAGGTCTTCAATGGCGTGGTCAACACCACCAGCAACTGGGGCGGTAACATCTTGGTCAACAGCAGGCTCTGCCATTGAAACGCCACCGGCCTCGGTTACATCAACGCTCATCGCTTCAGGAGCATCCTGCCAACCACCCGGAGTCGTCACATCAACGTCAGAATTCTGAGCCGATGGGATGGTTCCTTCTGTGGTCGCGGCTGGTGCCTCTTCTGCACCCTCTGCCCAAGGCTGTGCTGGGTTGTCGATGTCTGCACGACGACGAAGTTGTGCTGAACGACGATTAGCAACTGCTAGACGACGGCGCAAAGAATCATTCTGTCCCTGCAACTCAGCAATCTGATTTGCCTGAGCCTGAATGATGCTACGCATTTTGTTGGTCGAAGCCGTATGGCGCATTGAACGCTCTCCTTGTTGACGACGGTAGAACTTCTGTGTCTTCCGTGGATTTAACGTGGCGTTGACAGTGTTACCGCCAACTTCTTCTTCATCATCCTCATCCTCTTCTTCTTCCTCTTCCTCAAAGGCAGGAGATTTAAAGAGATTTGGATTAATCGGACCGGATCGCATGTCTGCTTTTTGTGCAATATCTAAATTCGGCTCTTGGAATGGTTCTGGGGGTGGAATGTGACCACAAACACGGCAACGTCCATCGCTATCCCAAGAATCATCCTCACCACAAACAGGGCAGTCTTTAAGGCGAAGTGTGTCGACGTTTTCTGGAGCAGTCAATTCTCCATAAGCAAGACTTTTCATAGAAGAATCTTCTATGTCTACCGAGCCTTCCTTTGATGCCCACGCATTATCCACCATGTTCGGGTACGGACGACCGTTCTCCTTGGCACGACGTTTCGCCTTTGCTTTTTGCTCAGGAGTAAGTTTCTTTGATTTTTCTTTGGGATTTTTCTTTTCCCAAAATTCTTTCTTTTCAGCCATACAGTCTCACCAACTCTTATTGAGGTCTTTGACAGAAGGCAACAGTGCGGTTGCCATAATTGGATCATTGATTGAAGAAGACTTGCCAAAAACCAGACGATGTGCGTGTTCAAGCACACGCCCCGGCTTTAGCCCACGTTTTTGAGAGTGCGACCACAACTCACCGATGTACGCATCCCAAGTCGGCATAATTTTTGCGTTGCCATGACCAGAAGGGCGAGATGGAAGCGGTGTGCGTATAAGCAAATCTTCAAAGTCATTCCACGACATTTTGCTCACCGTAGAGAAATCAGGAATGACACAGAACTCGCCGTCCGGTCCGGTCACTGGATCGCTTAAATAAGAAAGACGGTACTGAATTTCTTGTTCAGAAAAACCACCCGAAAATTCGTCTTCCTCAAACACTTTTCTCATATCAGCCTTCGTTGTTTGGCGACCAGAGAACTGGATGACGTAGTCGTCCTGAACCAAGCCCGACCAGTACCAACCGTAAGCCATCACATACGCCCACAGGCTCCACGGATCATCAATGGCAGAGAACCCAAGCCGGTAGAACGAACTACGCAAAAAATCATCGGATTGACTCCACGGGTTATTGCCAACCGAATATGCCTGCTCAATAGTAAAAGGTCTGCTCTTGTCGTGGACTCTCCAAAACAAACCTGACCGACCGGCTGAATATCGCATCTCGGAGCGCATCTTCTGCCTAAGCCATCGGTCGTCGGGGTCGTCAGACCTTAAAACACGTTGATATTCTTGTTCGACCAACCTGCTACTGCTATCCCAACTTGTCTTTCTGTCCGAAAGACCTTTTGAAAAGCCTGCTTGATAACGCCAACCCCTGTCGTAGCGTGCCTCAAGAACACTTGTGTTGTTGCCGTACTTAATAGCGTCCCGATAGCCCTCTAGCCATTCATGGTCACGCTGGTCGGCGGTCTTATTGATGCCGTCAACTGGGATAAACTTTTCCCCAATTTCCCACTCTTCCTGAGGAAAAAATTCGTTCATCGCCACGGTCCCCAGTGACCATTAGAACTGATTTTGAGCATCGCCTCTTCAATCGTGTAACGACGAACAGAGGCACCGTCAATGTTCCCCACATCGTAATACAGTTCTTTAGGGAACTCGCCGTCGCCCTTTCGTCCATTTGAGCGGTCAACAACAGTAGAGCCAATTTCAACCCAAGCATGGTCGTATGGCTGTCCGTTCATCTCGCCATTCCCCTTGAAGATTGGCTGTCCATGACAAATCAAGGGATTTTTAGATTCAAACTTTAGTGCCGTGGCTACCGCCGAGGGAAAGCAATCTCCGTCACCATTTGAAGCGTTAATAGCCACATCAAGCATCGATGATGCCCAAACACCGGGCTTGGAATCCTCAGTCAACGCTTTCTTCTTGATAAGCGAAGCGGAGTACATGTTTGAGTACCGATCACGCCTTGAAGAATTGACTGAATTCCACCACTTACCGCCATCGTCTGTCAGCATGCCAGAATCAATTTTTTCTGATCCTGTGTGAACCTTCAGGGCACCTAGCAGACCTGTTGCAATACCTTTTCTGCGGAACTCAGGCTCTACCTCAATCATCGCAATCTGTACCTCATCGCCCAACTGCATGTAATCGATGTAGCCAGCCTTGCGCCCACCTGAATCGTACGCAACGAGATATCCGTTGTACTGTCCACCCCCAACAGCATCTCCACCCGTGCTTATGCTGTAGTTCTCCCCGTTGACTGTGAACGAACGCAGGTCAAAGCCACTTATTGCTAGGGGGACGGCCTCAACATCAACCTTAGGCTTAGATGCACTCTTGCTAGACAACTTGCCAGACTCAAAGTCTTTCCAAGCGGACACCTCGTCAAACAAATCCCCTGCCTGTTTGCCTAAGTGCTTGTGGTACAAATTGCTTGCAATGCGAGCAAAGTCGACGTTGTGCCCCCCAGCCTCAAGCCCTTCATTAAATTGGATCGCATGGGCAATCTCATGCAATAGCGTCAATTCATCTGTTGATTGGCGAGCAACAATCGTGCCGTTTTGGTAAAACGCCTGATTGTTTTTTAAATAACCGTAATCTGTGTCATACGATGTACCTGTACGGATGTAGATAACACCAAGCCCAGAGACTTTCCTTGCCCATTCATTCCAGATACCGATAGCACGCTGATATTGCGGATCGTCTTGGCGACCGACTGGCAACTCAATTTTCCGACCAGTCAGTCCCTGCCGTTTCATCGTCTCTTCTGCCATACCGATAAACAGAGACAGTTTTGACTCGTATGAGCCAAACTCACTGGCGGTTGTGCCAAGAGAAACTTGAGAACATAAATCACCATCGTTCTTAGCATCAGCCTTAGACGCGGCTTTGGTAACCGTGCCCGTGTAGCCACCCCCGACACCACGATCATCAACACCAATAAAATATGCAGTCGGGTCAGCAGGGTCTTCGACTAACACACTGTTCTCAAAGAACGACAGCCCATGACACAACTCATGGACAAGCACATCCTCAGTGCCAGAACCAGACGCTGTCCTGCGACGAATGCGCTGACCTTTCATGCGAGGAATATGAGAGCAATACTCCATCGGAGTCGTCGCCTTGTTGCCACACACAGAACACACAGAAAAAGCAACGTCGCAACCCATGCTTGTCCGCTCAATATCGCCAGCAAGAATTGCTTTCGCCAACTTGGGGAACGTGATGGCATCAATTTCCATCAGCACCTCAACCCAAGTGTCATCTGTGCCGTCTGGAGCGATGTCCTCATGCAGAGCCGCGTCAATAACAACACCACGCGCACGACGATGATCGTCATTGTGGTGGTTAACAAAAACTGGCTTACCTACAAACGTAGCCCACGCCTTCTTGATTTCTTCAGAAGGGAACGTGTCAAAGTTGTCGTTCGTTCTGGAAGAAATCGCCCTAGACCGAACATACAAGTATCCCTCCCGTGGGGTGTAATCAAACGTATGTCGGTGAGCGTTCTTCATCAAGCCACCGGAACGACCAGCGACTTCAGCCTCTAATACACTTGAACGAGCGAACTTTGTAAATGCCATGTCATCTCTTTCGGAGGATTGCCAGACGCAAAGACAGGCTCAAGCAACGACCTGACGTTCACCGTCGAACTCATCAATAATGAGAACAGTAGTTGGGGAACCTGCACGTTGCCTCACGACATCCAGCGCATCATCCTCTTCTGGAAGCGCATACTCCACAACCCTGTTATCAAAAAACACATCCCAACCAGACTCACCATCTTGTTCGTTAAATTCGATAGTCCACTGGATGATTTGCATTTTGTTTCCTTAAAAAGTGGGGGGAGCCGAACCCAACGCTCGGCTCCCCCCGTGGTAGCAAAGCAGGAGGTGGACTCTGCTACCAAACCTTTCGTTAGATTGATCCCCAGTAATCAATACTGGAAGACTCTTTTCCAAAAAATTCTGGATGAGTAATTCGGTCGGTTTGAGGCCATACGTCTTTCAGAGAGCGTTCCACTCCCTCTGCCTCAAGCGTCACTTCGTCAGAATCCCAACCGGGGGCGAAACTCTCAACCCTCCAGTAGATATTCTCAGATTCTTCATCAAGGTTAATGTAGACAACTTTTACGCCATCTCTAACAGTCCCAGAATCCTTCAGCCACGATTTCCGCTCCGAGTCTTCTGCCCTGTAATCATTGACGCGAAGAATTTCTTGTTGCTCATTGAGCCAACTGGAATAAGCAATTTTACGAGAAGACTCTTTCTCAAACTGCTTGTTCCATTCGTCAAGAGTCATGTCAATGTCAATGGAACTGCTAGTGCCTGCCAAATCTCCCGGTCGGACACCAATAAAATCCTCCACGATCTCATCAGCATATTTTCCGATGTCCATCGTAAAAGTATCTTCCACGCTACTAATCATCGAATCCCACACATAGTCCCATTCGTCATCTGACATTTCGTAATACTCGTCAGTAGACCCTCGGACAGCATCTTCTTGGTCTTCAAGGGCGCGCCGATACATATCGCGAATGGTGTCATACTCGGAGACGTAGGTGCCCCGATACGGCTTTGGTGAAGCGGTCTTTCGGGATGAGACGGCACGGGAAACTGGGTCTGACCAGAGTTCGTTACGAACTTCATCGCCCCGTGACACAATCATGTCCTTCTCTTTGTTCAACTTGTCAACCCAAGAAGAAACAACAGTGACCGTGTCGCTCCAAACAATGGAGTTGAAGGCATTGTACGGGTCGTGGTTAGCAGAGACGAAAAGTGCTTCAGAAAGAATGCTTGGGAAATCTCCACCCGTCAGTGCGTAGTCGCCAAACAGGGCTGGATCAACCCGCTTCAAAGCCTTACGAATGTTCCCTTCGTACACATCAAGAAGAGCATTTGGGACTTTGTTTTCTTCAAAAAAGTCCATCAACATTTCGACTTCGTTTTCTAATTTGTACAGTTGTTCTTTGCTCACGAATCAATCTTTCTACGAGAGATTTTAAAATCAAGCGCATTTGCACAGACAAGACAATACTGACCCTCTATGCCATCCGATGTTCGGCAACTTGCAATAACAGACGCAATTCGCCCACACTTTTGCTCACACATACATCCATTAAAAGAAGACTCAATGTCCAGCGTCAACTGCTGACCGCTTTCGCTCGGATGAATAGGAGGCAACCACTCGCCCGTGCGAGCAAGATTTGCCTGTGCTTCTGCACGACGAACAAACCATTCACGCTCATCGCCTTGGAAGCGCATTGCGGTGAGAACATGCTCCGTCACACTGCGGTTGTAATTCGGACCGTACTCCATGAGGTCTGCCATTGCTTGAACACGCGACTTGTGGTCACCATCAAACTTGCCAATGATCGCCTCAACCTCACCTGACGTTGCAGATGTCTTGCGAGAAGAAGTCTTTTGATTACCCGCACATTCTGGACAAAGTACCCAATCAATATCTTCATTATCGTCGTATTCGATAACCCACCCACGGCTCTCGGCTTCGTCAACCTGACCCGTGTCGGGATGGTACATGGTTTCCTTACGCCAACACTCGTCGCACTTCCAAAGTGAGTTCCAACGATCTACGTCCTCCACACCAGCGTTCTTGCGAGAAGAAGTCTTGTTCATTTCTTCAAGAATCCATTTTTTTCTTAGTTGGGCTGATTCGATAAACTCTTTGCTTCGATACTTACCAACGATGGCATCAAGAATTGCCAATCGCTCTTCATCAGAAGCCTTGTAAGAGAGGTATCCACCAGTAAATCCGCTGGCAACATCTCCCCCACTGGTTGTTTCGATCAGGACAGAAAGACCCCAGCCGTCTTCTATCTCAAGACCGCCAGCACCTCTGGCATCGTTGTAGGCATCATTGACAATCCCAGCCCTATCCATTGCCTTTTTAAACCCACCATTGGCAAGAAGAATGTCGTGGAGTTCGTCGTCGGGTTCGCCACCGTAACCAATCGCATCCAGCAACTTCTTAAACTTTTGAATCTCTGCGTTGGTTACAGTGGGGAAGTTGTAATTACTTGCGGTCTTACGAGCAGAGGCAGTAGCACTGCTTGTGAAATATCCGCGGGCAATAAGTTCTTCGTGCGCCTTGCTCATAATGTTGGCATCCCACCAGCGTTTCTCAGAAGTATCAAAAAATTTAAAATTTACTGAGTTCCACAGCATCGCAAGTTCTTCGGTAGAAAGAGATGCAAATTCCCCTCTTTTGTATGCATCGATTGCATCATCAACAATACTTGCGGTCTTACGAGAAGAATTTGGAGTGATCGTCGTCGGACCGTAGCCAGAGTTCATTCCACCCCGACCATACATAGCCTCTTCTTTGTCCCAGCCAGCCTCGGCCTCATCCATCGCCTGATTGAACGACTTGCCGTCAAGAACAGCGTCGTATCCAACTAGATATTCCCATGATTCGCCGGGGAGACGTTCTTTGCCATCCTTAGCATCGCCAAACCCACGCTCAACGTCGTCAAACGAATGCGACATGTATGCAACCTTTTTAGTCCGGCGAATACCCATTGTTTCTCCATGTTCCAAACAAAGAATCGTGTCTGTCTCTTAAAGCGGAGAGAGGGGGACTATGACAGTGAGAAACTATTGTGTTGAAACCACCGGATTGCAACGCTGACAGTATTCGTCTGGCTCCTGCTCACAGTGAGCCGCGTGGTAAAGAACGTCCATTACAGACTGAATCCGTTCAGCGATCTGCTTTTGGTCAAGATACTCCCGCCCTCTGGCTTCCGTATCTTCCTTTTGGTGGGTAAGACTGAAATGGCATTCTTCCAAGTCCATCCACATTTGAGCAAGCCTTAAAGTTGCCTTGTTGTTCTGCTCTTGCTGTTTCTCATCAACTGTCATGTCAATAACCTCCTTGGTTGCGGACACATCAGGCACTTGCGTTTACCTGTCCAAAACACTTCATGGCAAATGAAATGGCAGAGACAACAGAATCGTGGTCGCTGTACGAACCCACGACCAAAGAATCGCTGTCAACGGCAGTAAAACCGTTCGGGCAATAGAACACACAAGTTTCGTTCAATGAACCAAAACCATACTCATCGTCGCCCCTAACCGAAGACACAAGAAAATCCCCAACATGTGTTTTGCGCGAATCTTGACCAATCATTTCAACTTAAACCTTCCTCCCTAAAAACTAAAAACTTAACACAGTTCAGTTCAATAACAAAAGAACTACAAACAGCGCGGCGAACCAGACCAAGGTTGCCTTTATAAAACGCTTAGGGAAGTCGTCGTTAAGGTTTGGAAACTGGCTCATTGTGGAGCAGGAGGGAATCGAACCCTCGTACCGTGAAGTTCCGACATGCGGCTTTCAACACGGGCTAAACCAATCTGCCCCTAGTCATCCAGCCAAGTGTACGGAATGTCATCCGGTACATCTGGATAGATAGTTCGATAGTACTCTGGAGATTTACGAATCAAATTGCTCTGATGCGAAAGAAAAATCATATCAAGAAACTCAGGTGGAGTTGGATCGCCACCTTTGCTAATCAAGTCATCAAGAACTGACTGGAATCGCGGGAGCATGGTGTCGTTGTAACCCCGTGCCAGCCACTCTTCACAGCACTTTACGCCGTAGAACGCGAGCGCAGTCACATGACCACGCCACATCTTGGTGGCAGGGTGGTTAACCCAACCCTTGTGATTTTTGGGTTTGCCTTCGTTGTCTACGCCACGCAATACGTTGAGAATTTGCCAAGCCTCAACTCGTTGTTTACCCAACCGCTTGTAATCAAGAACACGAAACCCGTCTTCGATCCTTCTACCCTCTGGAGCAAAAGTTTGCATAGAAATAATCGACCCTTAGTCCAGAGTCCTTAACAACTCTTTCCAGTTGTCTTTCAGAAGGTCTTCAAAATCAATTCGGATGCACCGATACGGTTCGTTAAGTTCATCACCATCGTCTTCTGGCAAATCTGGTTCCTTGGGATAAGCAGGGTTATCCCAAAGGCTGATGGTGACACCCTCAGTGGTTGCTGTTACTTCAGTAATCCACACATGTGGTGTTCCGAGGTCACTGATAACTGTCGCACCGTCAACAACATTGCTCATCCCCTGATACTCAGTCTTGATAGCGATATTGCTTGCGTTATCTAACGTCAACTTGTCTTCCCCTCCCTTGGGACTGGTTGCCCCTGCTCATTCAAAATCATACCACGATCGCGCAACTCTCTTGCGGAAAAAAGAATCTCCGCGCAGAACCTGCAATCACGGCGGTGAGTTGGGTTGTTCTCCCCAGACCAACTGCGAGTGTTGCACTCTCGGATAACAAGGCACATGTACTCTTCGTTCGTCAGCGGATACTTTTCAGTATCCCTCAACTCCTGCAATTTCTCATTTGTCAACTTCCCACCTCCTTCGGGATACGACAACATTATTTCTAAATCTACTCACCACTGTCTAAGTAGATCACTTCAGACTCAGTCTCAATCCACACCCTTGCTCCGCACCTATCAGGGACATCAGACTGAACAATCGTACATGGACCGTCGATACGAACCCTTCGATGATGAGTCGAACCTTTGTATGTCCTGTCAATGATCGCAGGCTCACCCTTTTTAATTTTCTGCTGGTGAACATGAACAATGTGCTTCATTTCATCCAACCTGCGTCAATTCACCGCATTGGGTACATGTGTAGTAATCGCCCAAACTGCTGTCCTCATCGAACCAGTGATCCCATTCGCAGTCGTGGTCGCACTTAACATCAGTGCCTTCTTGAACCGGCGTGTCGCCTGACGGCTCCCCAGACCACACTGTTTTTTCGTTCTTGTATGAATAACTTGTATCAAATTTTGGATGGTGATTGCCGCGTTTCATGTCAGTTGTCTCCCCTGACCATCTCGGCAACTTCCTCGTACGTCTTTGCAAACGAGCAAACTAGTTCGCCACCGAATGGTTCGTTGTAAAGGTTGATGATGATGCCGTCTGGGTTGAATGTGAATGTCAGCGACTCACTACCTTCGTCGTTAATTTTGAATTTGTAGGTGGGTAATGCCATGTCAGTTGTCCTTTACCGTTAAGCCGTTAATAAATGCTTTCGCTTCTGCCAGAGTCTCCAAGGGGTTCGTAAAGTCACTGAGCGTCTTAACGCTTGCACCCCCGTAGACAAGTTGACGAACATTGAATGCCCGATCAGTGCGGTCGAACCCCGTCCACTCCGAAGTGATGAACACCCCATCTTCGTTTGGCTCCCCATGAAACTTTGTTCCAAAGAATCGGATGCTGTCTGGGCTGAACCAATGGTGGTTGTTATCTTCGTTAATCTTACGGGCTTTCACCGCCCACGCTGGAAGACGCATGTCAGTCGTCCCCCTGTGCCAACGCTAAATGCTCATGTGCGTATGCAATAAGTTCATTGAGGTCAGCCTCCATCAAAGCCTCCCACTCGCCGTCTCTCGCAACGTACGACACGCTTGATACCGAAAGGTTCTGGATAGGGAACTGCTGAATGGTGACCCATCCTTGGCTCTCCCACACTTCTGAAATGCCGTATGACTGATTGTCGTAGGCGTTACGCCTGATAGTGGCACGGACTGGGCTGGAGCCACTGTAGTCAGTGAGGCTTCCGTTCAGTGACTGGTTCTGCTTGAAGATTAATTTGTGATCCATTCCTACTCCCTGTTGAGTGTGTTGGGTGGGCAGTTTTGTTGGGAAGGGTGCCCAGCCTCCCTGCTATGGAACTAGACGCTGGCGAGAAGCATCTCCACCGTGCGATTGGTGAGCGTCTGATTCTTCTCAGGCTCGCTCACGATCTTTGCCTGCTTGAACTCTTGGAACTTGCCAGAGGTTGCTGAGTGGAACTCGTACGACTGAACCGCTTGGTACAGGCTGAAAGCGTTCTTGCCGAACGTATCTGATTCAACTCCGTAGAAGTAGTTGATGCCGTCACGACGCTTCTGTGCGCTGATGACCTTCTTGCCGTGTGCGGTGGGGTCAGTTACCAGCGGAGCAACTTCGTCCAAGATTCGACGGTAGAGCGAAGGAGTCATCTCAAGACCCTTGAGCATCGTTGCGTTCGACACGAACAGGCTGAACCGATTCGCGGCCTCGGCAAGAATCTGTGACTTGCTGAA